ATGACTACCATGGCTAATGCTATTCGTCGGTACGTAGAGACCAAGCCCGAAGGCGCAACATCCCGCGACATCAGGGAGCACATAAACAGTGCATATCAGGACCAGTGGCGTCCTGGAACACTGAGTGCCCACCTTTACGCCTGCGTAGTCAACAACCCGAAATCGTACATTCACCACAAATCGGCGGACAGGTTCCTCTTCAAGGACAGCAACGAACGATTCTACATCTACGACGAAGATACCCACGGTCCAAATGTCTGGGAGCCAGTACCTCTGGAAACTGGCGAATCAGACGAGCTGAACAGCAGCGATACGATTGAACAGCTCGTAGAGGCATCGATTAGCTTTGAGCGGGACGTCGAAGAACACTTGATCCGTAACCTAAGCTCGGTCGAGAAAGGGCTCGTATTTGTCGACAGACAAGTCCGCATTGATGTGGGCCGCGTCGATATCCTTGCCAAGGACGCGAATGGGCGACGAGTAGTTATCGAGCTGAAGGTTGGTGAGGCAAAAGACCCCGCAGTTGGGCAAATAGCTCGTTACCTTGGCTGGTACGCCCGCCATGACGGCACGCCCCCGCGCGGACTGCTCATTGCAAGCGAATTTCCAGAAGCCGTCCGCTACGCAGCAGAAGCGGTCAAAGGCCTATCACTCGTACAATATAGAGTTCAATTCGCTTTCAATCCAATAACAGTGGAAGACTAGCGGCCAAGAGCCAAAAGCGGGCCAAACCTCACCGCATCCTGTAGATGATCCGGAGACAAATGGGCATATCGCATCGTCATTGTTAGCGTCGAATGCCCAAGAATTTTCTGGAGCGTGAGGATGTTCCCGCCATTCATCATGAAGTGACTGGCGAAAGTGTGACGAAGCGCGTGGCTTGCCTGACCTTGCGGCAGTTGAATCGTTGTTCGCTCCAGGGCGCGGCGGAAGGATGTGATGCAGGACGTGAACGGACCATGCATCCGCCAATGCGCTCTCACTCGGTCAGCCAGCTCCGGTGGAATCGGTACATGACGCACCTTCCCTGACTTGGTTCCGGCATAGGTCACGACGTTGCCCTGGAGCCGCTGCACAGGAAGCTTTTCAGCCTCGGTCCATCGGGCACCGGTAGCCAGACAGAGCAGCGTCACCAGCTCCGTATGCGGGTTGTCGCAGCCGTTGCGGATGGAGTCGAGAAGCTCGCCGATCTGCTCGGTTGTCAGCCACGACAGCTCTCGCTCTTGCAGCTTGAGCAGCTTCACTCCGGCCAACGGGTTGTCGTAATCGATTTGCTTCAAGTCCTTCAGCTCATTGAACACCGCGCGGACGTAGCCCAGTTCGTTGTTCAGGGTCTTCCCAGATATCCCCTCCTCCAGCCGCTTCCGACGCAAGCTCGCATACGAAGACGCATCCAGGGCCGTTGCTACCGGGTCCCCCAAGCGAGCAGCCAATTGCAGCAACTTAGAAAGCCGCCGGGGTGCATCACGCAGTGAGTGGCCGTGCAGGTCGTACCAGAGTTGCACCAGTTCGGAGAGCCTACGGCGATCCTTGGGCTTGATGCTCCAGGCAGGATTCTCGATGCACTTCTGCCGCACAGTGGCTTCGAAACGCTGGGCTTCGCCCTTGGTCTTGAAACGCTTGCGAAAGCGCTTGCCCTTGATCGGTTCTACATCGACGAACCAACGACCATCGGGGAGCTTGGTGATCGACATTAGACGGCATACCCCCGCCGCAGATACCGATCACACATCAGCTTGTGTATGTGCCTTTCCAGATCGCGACGAGTCCAACCCTTGGCGAGATAGTGGTCTTCGATAACGTGCCAGAACTCCAGTTTACGGGCGGACTCAATAGCCTTTTTTGCCGGGACACGCTCCCGCGCGATCAGGCTCACGAACTGGCCGAGGAACATCTCGCAGTTGCGCCCGCTGAAGCCCTTGGCGGTCTTGTAATAGCGCCGATACTCGGTGCGCTCGATCAGCGGATCGCACTCGACCTGGACGCGGGCGTCCTGGCTGATCAGGCTCCAGAACGGATCGTAGACCGCCGTCCGGCTCAGCAGCTTGAAGCTTTCGCAGGCGTAGTTCCACAGTCCTTGCAGATGCGGGCAGAGGCCCTCATAGGTGCGGCAGCCAATGACCTCCCCCGAGGCCATACGCGAGCCTTCGGAGAATTGCTGGACGATGGAGTGATGGAAACGGAATTCGAGCCGCCACACCGTTTCCAGGGGGTTATAGGCCGGGTCGCCATCGCCGAACGGATCCCCGTTCAGGGTGGCCCACACGCTTTCCCAATAGTCGAGCTTGTCGGTGGCCCGAGCCTGGAGGGTCTTGTTATAGATCGACAGTTGCAGGCCGTTGGCCGAGCCGAACATGTACGTCTCGCCACGCCCGTAGACCGAGGCGTTGCCGTCGAATTCGATCCGCTCGATCCCACTGATTTGTCGCACCCGACGCGAGCGACAATGCATGCGGTCCACCAGATCGCGAGGCGGTTTCCAGCCCTGCACGTCCAAGGCGATATGCACAGCGGCTTGGTTGGTTTCGCAGTGACTCAGCACGGCAGCGGCCAAGTCATCCAGCACGCCCTGGAGGATGCGCGGATCGGCGCCATCGAGGGCGTGAGGCGATACTTCGATCTTGAGGTGCGAGCCGAGGGTATCGACCTTGATGTTGTGGTTCTTGATCAGCAGGATCAGACCCATTTCAGCGTTCTGCAGGCGGTACTGATAGCCAGAGTCGCGACCGATACGGCCCTTGGACCATTCGTAGCCGGCGAACTCGACCACATCCACCGAGAGGTCAAACAGCGCCATCACTTCCGGGCGCAACTTGCCGTTGTACAACTGCCGCACCGTATCCACGCCGCAACGCAGAATGCGCACGCCTGACAGGTCGGTGAATTGAGCCGTGGTGTCGTCGAAGAACAACCGCCCTTTCGGGCTTTCCAAGACCTGACCGTCCGACTCGATACTGACGCGAATTTGATGGCTGATTTTCTTCATCTTTAACGATCCAAATTGGTACGAATTGAAACCGCAATAGGTGGCTTATCTGACGTGTTACAGGGGCGTCGGCCGCGCCTTCGGCCTATCGCTCATGCCTTGCGCTCCCGGCCGGCGGCGCGGCCCGCCCCTCATGGCGGCACCCCTACCGCCGCTAGCGCCGTCATCACCGACCACCAGTGATGCAACGCCCAGCCCATCGCCACCGGGACGAGAAATTCCCAATCGATCATTTCTGCCTCCAGGGCCGCGAGGCGTATTCGGAATCGGGGACGATGGTCAGCGGCGATTGGCCCCTGGCCGGCGCGTCTGCGGAGGCGGCGACAGGTGCTGCCGGAACGATGCTGGCCACCACGCCGGGCTGCCTCCCGGCACAGGTGACGGTCTGTTTCCAGTCCTCATAGCGAAGCTCTACGACGCACTCGCCCTTGGGCGTCACCCGGTAGCCGGAGCCGATCAGTTGCCAACTGGTGAGTTCCAGGTGCCGGCCGGCAGGGTCATCCAGGGCGAACATGTAGATATCGCCCTTCGACGGCATGTAGGCATGGGCGAGGATCGAGATCCGCCGATCGGCGAAGGGATGGGCGTTCAGATCAACAGGCGCAGCAGCAGGCCCATCAGGTACAAGCCCAGGAGGAAGAAAGCTATTCGCAGCAGGACGCGCTGGAGCAGCCACAGCAGCGGGCGCAGCAGGGGCTTGAGCAGGGTCGCCAGGAGCGTCGGCAGGTGTCGCAGCAGCCGGACCGCCAATCGTGCGCAGAGGCCCCATATACCAGACAAAGCCAATAGTGCCGGCCAGCAATGCCAGTAGAAGAACCAGCTTAGGCGACCGGAAGAGGCTCTTGCCCGCCTTGGTGTCTTGGGTCTTGCCGGTGGCCGTGGACTGGTAGAGGGCGAAGGTCTGCTTTCGGATCCGCTTGTATTCGATGATGGTGCCATCGGCGGGCGGACGGTTGAGTTGGGCGTCATGCTGGGCCTCCTTGTAACGGCCAGGGATGCCGATCACCGCGAGGTTGGAATGCTTGTAGGCCATCTCGCAGGTCATGCGGATGTCGTCGCGGATGTAGGAGATGTTCGGCGTGGTGAGGACAATGTCCCAGTTGAAATGCCGGTGCCGGGTCCAGGCGTCGAGCCAGCCCATGGGACGGTCGGCGGCGTGGGCCGCTTCCGGTCCGCCGGGGTAGTCGAAGCGCTCGAGGTCTTTTTCCCGCCAGGACTTGGGAAACAGCAGTTGGGTTTCGTCGAAGATCAGGAAGGCCCCGCGGGGCGCCCACTGGAACCACGCGCGCATCTTTTCGAGGTCTTCCAGCGACTCCAGATCGAGGTTGATGATTTCCGCCGTGTTCGGCAGGTCCGGGAAGACCTGATAGGCCCGCTCCAGGGTGAAGCCGCGCACGTTGGTGATGATCACCCGCCCGTCTTTCAGCGCGGGCACGGCGTCATCCTGGATCGCGCCGGAGGTCTTGTAGGAGCCATTGGGGCCGTGATGGATCTTGATCGACACGGATCACCTCCCAATGAACGGCACGAAGCGCATGCAGAAGCGCGTCGCCGCCGCGACCATGATGATGTTCAGCGCCTGCGGCACGCCGAAGAAGGCCAGACCCGCCGCAATCGGACCCGGCAGCGCGGCGTACATGCTGCGGATCATCTGCGGCACGCCAAGGCTGTCGATCAGTTCGCGGGCGGCGGTGTAGCTGACATCGATCAGCAGGATCAGGGTCTGGAGCGCGGCGTACATCGACGCCTTGGTGGCGACCACCAGGCCGTCGCGCACGAAGTCATAGATGCCTTGGGCGAAGAAATCCCAGATCCACTGGAAGAAGGCGATGATCTGATCGAGAAAACCGGAGAGCCATTCCATAGGGTCAGTCCTTCAGCAGAATGAGGGCGGCGATCAGCGCGGCCATTAGCAGCAGCGCCACGCGCAGGCTGGAGAGTTGGCCGGCGTAGTCGGAGATACAGAGGGAGTAGGACTTGCCCCAAATGGTCATGGGCTCGCAGGGCAGTTGCCCGCCGCCTTCCGCCAGGTTGAGGTCGAAGGCACCCTTCATCTGGTCGACGTTGGCTTTCACTTTGGTCTTGAGTTCTTGCTTGGCGTCCTCGACCTTCTTTTCCCAGGTGGCGATGGCGTCATCCCAGGTGCCGGGCGTGGGTTCCTTGAGTTCGCCGCCGGGGCCTTCGGGGCCGGTGGAGCAGTTCTCTTTCACCGGGTCGCAGGTGCCGTTGCCATCGCCGCCCGTGCCGCTGCCGTCACCGTCGCCGCTACCATCGCCCCCGCCGTTGCCGTCCCCTCCCCCGCTGCCGTCGCCGCCATTGCCGGTGCCACCGTCATTGCCGCCGCCGTTATTGTTTCCACCGCCATCGCCGCCGCCGTCACCGCCCGGCGTGGTCGGGTCGGTTGGGTCCGTGGGATTGGTCGGGGTCTTGACGCAGGTAGTCCCCGACCACGACCAGCCGGGCGGGCAGCCGGGGTCGTTCGGATCGGAAGGATCGGTGTTCGGAGTGTCGGGCGGGTTCAGCGAATCGCCGGTTTGGGAGAAGGTGTAGGAGTCGGCACCGCAGCTTTGGCCGGTGCCCTTGAGAATGTAGTTGCAGAAGCCCGTCGTGGTGGAGCCTTTGACCAGATAGCAACTGGCCGGGCTGGGATTGCCGCCATACTCACAGCTTTGATAGCAGGCGGTCGGAGCGCCGCCGTCACCGACATAGTTACGGCCTCCCGAGGTAACTACGGGCGAGTCTGGGCCCTTGGCCGGAAACAGTTCGCCTTCCTTGCACTCTTCAGGCGGCGGTTCGCAAGCCCCCGTCGATTCATTGTATTGATCGTCGGGGTTGGCGCATGAATCCCCGGTCCGGTAAAGCGCCCAGTCATCACAATTCGAGCACTCCTTGATATTCTCCGGTCGGGAGCGCTCAACATACTTGATATAACAGAACCCCTTGCGTCCATTAAGGCTCGCAACATGAGTTTCAATAAAATGCCAATCCGAACTCCTATCAGCAATAACCCGCGCCGCTTCGCATGCAGCTGCCGCGCTTGGCTTGTTCACGCTATACCCCACGAGATTCCAAACATAAGGGGCCGCACTGGCAGCGGAACTCCAAAACAACAACACCGCCAGCAACCCAGTAACCCCAACTAAGCCCCGACACATCGCGCCGTTCCTCTTCACCATTTCCTTACCCTCTGGCAACAAAAAGCCCCCTGCCGGAAACTCCGGAGGGGGCTTCCGCCTCGGTCTATTCGGTTAGAAGAATTCGCCGGTCCGGTACCCGGTGATGAAGGCGCCGGCGAAGAACGCCCCCAACCACACCGACCAGAGCACCCGTTACGCCTTGCGCAACATGCTGTAGATCAGGCCGGCGACAGCCAGGATCACCAGGGCGCCGACGATGTAGCCGCCAATGGCCTTCATATCGCCCTGCCCATCGGTGATCGCCGATTCCACCGCACTGGTGTCGATCACCCCGGCGAAGGCCGGCAGCGAAGTCGCGGCAGTGACGGAACCGGCGATGCACAGGTTGCGGAACGAGGCGACCGGGCTGAACTTGGCGATGCGTTGCTTCATTGCTTTCATGGTGTTTCCTCTCTACTTGGCTTTACGAAGAAGTGACGCGACCCAGCCAATCAAAAGCCCCGTCACGAACGATCCCAGGACGCCAGCGGCACCGATGCCGAAGGCTTCCGGGGAGAAACCACCGTTAACCAGGATGTCCACGTATCCAGCGGCCTCGGGCGGAATCAGGTAGGCCTGCTGCCATGCGAGTTCGCGACACGCCATGAAGCCCTCGGGGGTCGAGGTCCACGCGGTACACACCTGCACAGCGACAACGCCTGACATAGCGATCAGTCCTCAAACAGGTAGGGAGGCCGCCAGGCCGTCGATCCAGCCCCAGGCGTAGCCGGTGGCCAGACCTACCGCGAACAGCGAGAGATAGCGGAGCATCGCGGCCTCCTACGGCTTACGCCTTGGTGTCCGGGGACTTGTCTTGTTTGTCCTGGCCCTGCGGCTGCTGGGCCGGGCGCGGGGCTTGGGCCTGTGCTTGCGGGCGGGCCGGGGCTTGGGCGGTCGGCGCCACCGGCTTGCCGCCCACGGCCAGCAGATCCACAAGGACTTGGGTATTGGTGATCCGGCCGAAACGGTCTTGGGTCGGGCGGACCACGCTGGCGAACTTGCAGAGCACCGGCTGGCCTTCGAAGACGATGGCGTCCAGCAGGGTCGGCTCGATGTTGTATTCGCTGATCTCGAAGCCCTTGGCGTTGCCACGGGCGCCTTCCGGGATCGGGGCGATGGACTGGACCGAGGCGTAGATTTCCCCGGTCTTGGTCGAGGTATAGGTGTCGGTCTTGGTGACCCACAGTTCGACGACGCCGCCTTGGGTTGCAAACATGTTCATCGGTGTTTCTCCTTCAATTCGCCTTTTTCGGCGTGAGTTGTCCCGCTGCTGCAAATTCGGCTGTTTCGCCTTCATTCAGCGGTGTTGGGTGAAAGTGATTTGTCGGGCGATCCCTCCGGGCCGGGCTCTATTCGCTAGCGAACCAAGCCAAACAGGGGTGTTCGTCTCGGCCCATCCGGGTAACGATCCCTATCGCAACGTCGTCTCCGACGGCCAAGGGGAACGCTTCCCCTTGGAACCCGCAGAGCAACACCAAGGGCTCTGCCCTTGTCATCCCGCTCTTGCCGCCGAGGGCTCGGGAGCGCGGGGCGGAGAAGCTGCCCCACACTCCCCGGCGGAGGCTGTTTCAGGGGGGAAGCGTTCAAGGGTGCGCTCCGCCCGTGCTTCCGTTCGCCGGAACGGGGAAGCTGTTCCGACGAGCCGGGAGCGCGGCCCTTGACCGGATCGGCTACGGTGCGGGCGGCCTGGATCAGGCAGAGCAGGAGCAGCGCTTTCAGGGTGTCAGCGAGCATAAGTCAGCCCTCCAGTTGGAATGCTTCGCGCACTGGCACGAAGGGCGTGGGTTTCCCGCTGTCGTACACAACGTGCCAGTACTTCGGCGGACGCCGGGACGGGTCGTGTTTCGCGCAGAAGGAACGGGGACGGCAGAGCCAGCGGCCATCTTCCAGATAGGGCAGCCCAGGGGGCCGGCAGTCCGGACACGGCGACGGGCTGTGCAATGGGATGGCCTGCCTTGCGGACCAGCACACAGAGCAGGCGCAGTCCGGGGCGTGAGTTTGGCGTAGGTAGTCGGGACTGGCGGCCATGGCTCATGCCCTCACCCCACGGATGCGGTAAGCCTGCCGGGCGCGTTCGCGGGTCAGGCCGAAGGAGCGGCGGGCTTCTTCTTCGGTCGGGAAGACAGCCACCGACTCTTCGACCCAGCGCTGGCATTCCACGCGGGAAATGCCCTGATGGACGCGATGCCAGCGACGTTGCCGAGTCGGGCCGTGGAAGGTGCATATCTCTACGAGGTAGCGCATATCAGGCACTCCATTCCTGTTCCAACAGCCAGGTACGCAGCAGCGCGCTATTCACCATGCGCAGCTTTCCGAGCTTCACGGACGGCAGCACGCCCCGGTAAACCCAGGCGCGAGCGGTGCCGTAGCTGATGCCGTTGCGCTCCGCCCACCGTTCAATGGACTCCACATCCTGTTGCGGCCCTATCAGGGCGCTGGGGTTAAGCTCTTCCAGTTCCATGCTCGTTCCGTCACTATTCGTTGCAACAGCACCGCAGGGGCAAATCTACGGTGTAATTATTGAACTCAAATGGAGTCTATCAGTTCAGATTTAGAGTTCAAATATTGAACTGATAATTTTATAGATCAATATGGAATCAATTCAGGATAGAGCTATAGCTTTGATTTATAAGGCTGGGCTTGACGAACTGGTAAGGCAATCTGATATCTCTTGGAGCAGGTGGAAGAATCTGCGCCACCGAAAAGCTCGCATCAGTACCGAGGAGGTTGAGGTACTGGTAAAGCTGTTCCCTAGCTATGCGCTATGGATCGCCAGCGGCCAAGTCGCTCCGGAAGCAGGACAAACAAGCCCTGACTATGACGAAGCCAATCGAAACTTGCCCAATCAAAACGCGGGATAGCGATTACTAAAGAAGTAGCACTGCGATGGTATGCCCTACGGACGGAAGGCAAGAATGAAAGCTGACAAGGACGATGCACCAGAGTACTTAAGAAGAAAGCGGAGCCAGAGCTTTGGTAAATGGTCGCTCGCAATTGCTCTAGGGCTAGGACTTTCAGGGTTGGCTTTACACATGGTAGGAAATAAACTCTCTTTCCTTCCAAAACCACAACCCAGCCAACCCGTTAGACTTGAGAAACCTGCTCACACCCCTAACGATAACACTCCCCAAAACCAGCCCCAAAAGACATCAGAAGAACTTTTTTGGGAGAGTGTTAATGCACGCAATCATCAACAGAACCAGCCTAAGCAAACTGTTTATAACGATAGTAATTACAAGCCGCAAAAACCGGCCAACACCTACACACCGCCAGCCCCCCATCGAGTAGTATCTGCACCCCAACAAACACAGCAACGCCAAACCAATCGAGCAAACCGCGAACGAACCTCTAAATGGATCAAAAGCTGGAATGGCGGTACAAACTACCTAGCGGAATGGCTTTCCGTAAACAATCACATAGATGGCTCCAGTGTCTGCGCAAATCATCGACGCGGCTCAATCGACTACCGCGAGTGTCGTAAGGCTGCCAAGCAGCACTTCCATGAACAGTGCAGAATCTGGCGTGCGCGTTATGACAATGACCGCAAAGTAAGCAGTGATCGAATGAGGACACGTTACTGCACTGCGGCGAGCAGCTTCAACCCAATGGGATAATTTAATTAAAATCAAGGCAACTTAATGGTAATATGATTATGTTAATTACTGATGATCTGCGTCACGCTATAGTGAATTCAGAAGAGGCTCTTTCTCATGCCGCTTCGATCTTCAAGGATGGCTCTTTAGAAATCGTTCTGGAATTCTGGAATAGGCTTTTGGAGAATAGCAAGTCAATATGTTTGTTACTAGATAATGATTTTATAAACGAAGCGATGGCGATCCACCGTTTGTCTATCGAGCACTTTAGTGTGATCGTTGGTTTGGTGGAAGGTAAAACGTCTCTTGAAGACCTGAAAAACAAGGACCTCACAGACCTGCCTAAACAAGCTCGGGGGGTACAAAAAGGGGACGAAAAAAACTTGTGCTTGACTTCAGAAAATCGTGAAAAATTAAAAGATTTCGTAAATAAAATGGATGCATCACCCGCACAGGCATCTGGAGTCAGTACTTACAACCTGCTTGACTCCTGTGGTTTGGACTTCGTGTATGTAAACTATCGCCTGTATTCCATTCGAGCAGCACATGCGACTTTGCTGTCTGGTATCAGTTCCGGCGATCGCGATGAAATATTCACGTTGATAACTGACGCAATAAGCCTTTTAGATCTTACCAATGCATTTGCTCGTAAATATGAAAATAAGACAAAGGAGTAA